CTCGTCCATCGCATCGCCTGAGCCGTTTGCTTCGTTCTCAAGGTCTGCGAGTGCTTGATCGGTCTTGACCAGTTCAGCGGTTAGAGAAGCATACTGCTCCTGCGAGATATCGCCACGAGCGAGTGCTTCGTTCGCATCGTTCGCGACCTGCTGCATGATCTCGAGCTTGTCGTTCGTCTGCTCGATCTGCTTGGTCAGGAGCGCTTCCTTCTGAGCTACGAGGTCGACGTTCGTCGGGTCGAGCTGGAGCGCCTTATCAACATCTTTTAAGGCAGACGAGGTCTTGCTGATCGCACTATTCGCCTCTTGTAACGACTTGGTTAGTCCCGAGGTCTTACCTTCAATATCAATGGTGATACCCATTATCTTGTTGGCCATGTCTGCCTCCTATATATCAGCGGAACACAGTATCGATATCGCGCTGTGTCGCCTTGTAATCGTACTTAGCGTGATCGTTCGCCGCTTCGGTCATCATGTCCGCCACGTCGCCGTAGTCCAGGTCGATGAGTTCTCGGAGCGTGAGCCCGAGCTGTTTGCATCGCAGGAAGTAAAGCGCCGTGTTGAACTCGCGATCTAGCGGCCGTTCACGTTTTTTAGGTTGGAATGTGTCCTCGCGCCTGCCTGCCAGATCTCCATGACCTGACCTGTTACCGCGAGAAGTTCGTCCTGATTGATCGTCATGAGCCAGAAGAGATACTGTTCTTCGTTTAACTTCGTAAACAGTTTCTCGGTCGGCTCGTTCGCCTCGAGATACATGACAAACGCGAGCTTCGGAAGCGTATCGCTCTGGAACTCGTTCGCCTTGACGAACACATCGCTATTGAGAAGTTCGTTCATCTCCGCAAGTACCTGCTCCTTCGGCTTGTCCGTCTCTTCTCTCAGCGCGTTCGCTTTTGCTTGAAGCGCCTGCATCTCTTTAAGGTTCTTGGAATACTCGGTCAGCTTCAGAAGAATGTCCTCACGGAACACTCTCTTATACAGGACGTTCGTCGCCGCCGAGCTCTTTAATTTGATAGTTTTCTCACCCATCTCGATAGTCTTTTCCATCTTTTACCTCCACGAATAGAAAAAGAGGGGAGGCCCTTTCGGACCTCCCTTAGTGTTACGGTGTGAATGTCGGGACCGGTACTGCCGTATACCATGCGGCAAGAACAGCGGTCGAGGTCGTTTCCTGAGTCTGAAGACGAATGTAATGATCGTTATCAGCTCTCGGAACTGCTGTGATCGTCAGAGTCTCTGTCTGCGGATCAGTAGAACCGCCCTCACCTGTGGTCTGTGATGCAACATCCGGACGGGATGCGGAGCACTTATACAGGCAGTGCTTTGTCTCGTGCTGATCGCCGTCGAACTCGAAGACCAGAGCGAAGTAGTTCACAGTCTTGAATGCGGCAGAGTCTTCAACGAGGATCTTGTCATCGTCCTGCTTCAGAGCGAGTACGTCCTTCAGGAAGTCCTCGTTCACACGAGCGACTTCAAGAGAGCCCTCATAACCGCCCTGACCGTAGGATACATAGTAGTCCTCATTGTCAGCTCTAAAAACGCTTTTCGACGCAGAAGAACTCATACTGAGTGATACTGCTCCGGCGAGCGCCTTTAAACTGCCGTAGCTAGAAGTAATAGCACCGGAACCGTCAGTTGCGACTGTCTCGGTAACAAGCGCATAGTGTACGTTCTTGAGACCGTACTTGACCTTGTTTTCAGCCATCTTAGTTTCCTCCTATTGATTTTTGTATTCTTTTGTTTGTTTCCTCGGCGACCCAGTCAGCGACGGGCTTAATATGCTCCTTCGCTTCCGCGTTGCCGACGACCTTTCCGTTTCTTACGATCGGATGCCCATATTCAAGCAAGTGTGTAAGTTGTGGGTCGGTCTTGTTCCGGATGTAACTCATGGTCACGCCCTTGACCTTCTTCCCACGTTCATAAGTCCAGCCCTTCGCATATCTGCCCTTGTTCTTGGACTTCTCATTAACAGGTGACGTCGCTTTAAGTTGCTTCACCGCTTCTTTGCCGACCTCGTCGAAGATCTGCTGAACATCCTCGTCGATCTGGACGCCGAACGCGGCCAGACCTTCGGTGATGGTCTTCAGCCGAGCCTCAATAGATCCGCTCGCGTTCTGACCTAAAGCAATAACGACCTGTTCATTACCTTTACGGTGATGTGTTGCCATCGTCCTCACCTCCGTCCGGTGTAACGTCCTCGTTGCCGAGGACTTCGAAGGTGAACTCAACCTCCCAGCAGTTCTGATCGGTGAGATAATTCTCGTTCTTTGTCCATGCGATGCCGTTATCGTTCAGAAGTTTCTTAACCTCAGCTTCAAGCTCGAGGTTCTTCTCCACGGTGTAAAGGTCTAAGCGGAAGTTCCACTTCTCACAAAAGACCTGATTGTCCGCAACGAAGTTGTCCGGCTGGTCACAATGGATCGCAAGAAACGGGAGAGCCGTACCGACTGGCGCGTGATCATAGAAGGACGGAAGATCTTCAAGGCTGTTCAGGAGACTGATCATCGCTACTTGGTTCATCTTTCGTTCCCCCTCTCTCCTCGAGATACAGTTCGACTCTGTCCGCACCGTTGACGTAGAACGTTCTATACACGGAGTACAGTTTCCCGTTCCACTTCACGATCGGCTCGTCGTTATACTCGAAGTCATAGATCACGGCCTTTAGGGAAGGCTGGAGACCAAGCCGTCCGCCACTAAAAAACTCCGTCTGTGAGACGGAGCTTATATCGGCGTATACCGTGTTGGTCGTTCTCTGTTTTTCGACGACTTGGTTCAGGTCATCCTTCTCGGTCGTGACCGTGACCAGGTCGATCGGATACACACTATTCTTCATCAGGCATCACGCTCCTATACGCACCGGACAGCGCCATCTTCTCCTTCATGTCGTTGTAGGCAACGAAGTATTTGTCATCGTTGAACCACTTATACGACACGTAAGCGATGACCGCGCCCTGTTGGAGTGCGTCAGCGTTCGCCGAGGTAAAGGACTTAATGTCGGCCGTCGCCGTCAAGTCCAGTATTGCCTCTTCGATCAGATCGGTAATCTGACTATCGAGGTTATTAAAAGACACGCGGAGTGCGGTCTTCACTTTCGCCAGAAATGCAGCAGTAACGGCCATAACATTAAACCTTCTTTCTTGTGGTCTTCTTAGGCTCCTTAGAGATAGCCTTTTCAACCTTCTCTTTTTTCTCTTCGACGAGTTCCATATACTCAGGGCGGAAGTTCTTGACTTCGCAAACGTCGCCCTTCTTGTGGATGCCGTTCTCGTCAAAGAATGGAGATTTAACTCTTACTTTCATTGTTTTGTACCTCCGAATAAGCCTTATAGAATGACTCGTTGACAACGACTTGACCAACGTGTCCGCATGAGATCGTTGGATCCAGTAGGATGTCGTATCCGCATTGACGAGCACGCCAGCAGAACGCCAAGTCCTCACCGAACCCGTTTACAGGTTCAAACCATGTTTTGAACTTCGCCGCGACGTTAAACAGGACCTCGGTCTTGACCAGAATGCATCCGAACCCGACACCCTCACACTTGACGGTCTCGGTCGGGAGCGGAAGGTCGGACCACTCTCTCTTTTCCGCATCGCACTTGTCATAAGCGACAAGATGATACGGCGGAGAGCGTCTGAAGTACGCACCCGAAACGATCGGAGCGTTATGGTCAAGGAGTCGGAGCATGGTATCCGGTTGAAATATCATGTCCGAGTCAAACCACATCGTCCAGTCCGCGTTCATGGCGATGGCGGCCTTAGAGAGCTTGTTGCGCGCATCATAAACCAATGAACCGCACTGGAACATGACCGCGGTCTCGTGACCGCCCTTCTGGAGCATGGCCAGCGACTGAGCGAACCCAGCCGCGACCACGTCCATAGATGGAACACATATCAATATCTTTGCCATAGAGTCACCCCTCTCTTATTGGCAGTTAAGCGGAAGCCTTAGTGATCTTAACGAAGCAGTCAGGACCGATAACGCCGAGAGCTACGAACTCACGACCAACGATCTTAACGAGGTCCTTCTCAGCGAGGGACAGGTCGTCGAACTTCATTGTGATCTCTTCACCGTTCGGGAAGTTAGCGATAGCGCCTTCACCGAGGTCGCCTACGATAGCGTAGGTAACGCCAGTTGTAGCTGCCGAGAACGCTGTGATGGTGTTGTTGAATACAACCGGAAGTCCCTCGAAGATATCGACCGGGATGTCAGCGGCATAGGCCACAGATTTGAAACTGGACCATGTCTGCTTATTCATCATGATGACCGGATTAGCAGCCTGATCAGACAGCTTGCCGATAGCGGAAGCGATGAGGCCGAGTGTAATTGTGTCGGACTCAACAACCGGAACAGAAACATTAACAGAAGGTGTGTTTGTGGAAACAGTTCCGCAAGCCTCGATCTTTGCGATCAGAGTGTCGCCAGCCTTCTTCGCGATCTGATAAGCAACCTCATCGTATACATACTGAAGGAAGTTTGCAGAGTCCATATCCAGAACTTCGTCGGAGATGGTGATCCACTTCTTGATAGAAGCAGGAACGAGCTCGACTACGCCGAGAACCAGCTTCTCTTCTGTCGGAGCGTTGTCGCCCTCAGTATGAATAACTGCGCCGTCAGCGGAGATCTCAAAACCAACCTTGAGGTTGCCCTTGAGGTAAGCCTTCTTAACAAGACTCATGATGGAGTCCTTACTCCAGGCATTCTTAACGATATCGTAAACGACTTCAGCGACGGGCACGTTTCCTGTTGCAACGTTCTCTGTCAGCAGAGCGCGGCACTCTTTATCGTCGCCTGTGCGAATGTAGTTAGCAAATGCGTCGCGATACTCGGGAGTAGCACATACTTCTTTGTTTGTCATTTTTCTTTCCTCCTTAATGACTTCTTTCACTTCGTCAACGGGAGCCTTGCCCTCGGCGACCATCTCACGGGTCTCCTTAGCCTCAGCAGCCGCTGCTTTCAGCTCGGCTTTTCTTGCCTCGAGTTCTTCGGCGATGCCAGCGATCTCGAGGTCGCGTTCCTCGGTCACGTTGCCAGCTTCGATCTCGGCCTTAATCTCGGAAGCGCGAGCTTCGACTTCTTCGATCGTCATGTTCTTGATCTCATTCATCTGTTTTTACCTCCAAGATAGAATTGAGTTTTGCGAGAGTCTTTTCACGTCTCTCTTTTATTTCCTTCGCGTGAAGTCGCTCCGCTTCGAACCGCTTGATCTCTCCGTCAATGCTGTCCTTTGAACGCGCAGAAATATCGGTGTAAGGGTTAGCCGGAAAGTCAACGGCAGAAATGTCGTAGAGCTTGCCGACTTCAAGAATGGTACGGGTCAGGATAACGTCGCCCGTTTCGAGTTCTTCCTCAGCGTAGGAGTCTCTTGTGACCGTGAACGCGAAGCTCATTCGGTCATAAAGTCCTGCGTCGATGTCTTCATAAACAGAACGGCTCGAAGAAGTGAGTCCGAGGTTTGTTCTGTGGTGGAGTCCGTGCTCGTCAATATCGAGCTGGACGGAGCCGTTTCTCGTCCTTGCGAACACGCGGCCCTCGTGATTGATCTGGAACACAACGTCGCTCATGTCCGTGTTCTTGAACGCGTCGCGATCAACGGTCTCTTTCACGATGTAGTTGCCATCGCGGAACAGTTCATAAACGTCGCCGAAGGTCGTAGCATAACCTTCTACGATGAACGACTGTTCACCCTCATTCGTCTCCGCCTTGCGGAGTTCGAGCGTTCTGTATTCTCTGTTTTCATTACTCGGCATCTTGTACCTCCTGTTTGCTCGGGTCCGCTGTCGGATCCATGTAGTAGTATTCGCCCCTGGCGATCAAACGGTCGCCTCCCTCTACTGGTGCAAGGTTCCAGATCTCTCTGATCTCGTTAATGGTCATCAGTCCACGGTCCGCCATAGCCGAAGAAACGTTCAGCTTCTCCGCGTTGGTCATAAACTGGATCCTGTTCGCCGTCAGCATGAACAAGTTGCCCGTGCTCTGCTCGATCGGACTAAACAGCATATTTGTGATGACCTCGGACGCCTGAACCGCGAACGGCTCAATACCGCCCTCATAGAAGGCCGCCGCCTTATCGCCTGTGAGTTCGTTCTTGATCGCTTCGGTCGAGACTCCGAAATATTTCTCAATGTTGGAGTTGATCAGCGCCATCTGCTTCTCGTCGACCGTGTACGGCTTATAGTCGATTTGCTTCGGCTCGCCGACGAGGTTGCTAAACAGAAGAAGGAAGCCTTCCTTGTCCTTCATGTTCGCTTCCTTGATGCGCTGGCGCTCACGGGCGATGTCATCGTCCTTCGCGAAGTTGTTCATGCGCGCCATAAACTTGAACGTATTACTTCCGGATATGGCCTGCTTGATTGCCTGCTTATTCAGGTCGAGAAGGTCGCACGTTCCGTTGAGTGCCGTGTTCGGGTCACCGAAGACGTCGTTCTTGTACTGGTGCTTCGTGATGATGCCGCACTTCTCAAGCTCGATCGCTGCCGACCTGTTGCCGTAGAACTTATAACGCAGGTATTCGGTGC